AAGTAGATGCTCCACTGCTTCCTGCATTTTTCAATAGAGTAGAACCACCAACTAATGCGGCCGCAGTTGCAATAGTTGTTAAACCTCCGCCACCTCCGCCTGTCGGAAATGCTACGTTAGAAACTCCACTTACATCAATACCTGTTGTTCTACCTATTGCAGAAATACCTTCACCTAATAATTCTCCGCCAATTCCTGATTTAGATAGACTACCTGCATTTTGTAAAGTATTAGCGGCTTTTAATACTGTACCAAAGGAAACATTTCCTCCTGTGATATCGTCTACAACACCAAATCCACCTGCAAGTACACCACCGAGTCCAAGTAGACTAGATGATCCTCCACCAAGTAATGAATTAGGACTAGGTGTTTTGTCGTAATGTTCTTCTGCAAAACCTTTAGGTCCGCCTTTACCTATTGCTCCTCTACTGTAGTGTACAGTTTCGTATTCAACTGACATACTATTAGATACCGGATCACTTGCACTATTGTCCATAGTGTCATGTGTCCAAGATGCAATAAGAGGGTTAACCAATGTCATTGCTGTATATTTTTTACGTGACATTTGGTAGATTACAATGCTATTGAAAAAGGGTTCTAAACTATCATTATCAAATCCATATCTATACTGCCTTTCTGCAAATGCTGTACCTCTGTTAAATTGAGTAGGATTTTTAAATTGTTTCTTTGTTGGATCCGGAGAACCATCTGGTTGTACCGCCGCATAGTTTCCATCTCTAAAATAATATCTATAATATGCTTCCCATAAAGCAGTTGTTACACCAAACGAATCATCATGAAAAACAACATTGATTGGTTGATAATCTATTCTCTTTTGTATTACACGTTTTCTATTATACTGATGTTTGACATCTGTTTGTACATTGAAAGCTGGTAATTGTACATTCTTAACCAACATATTAAGTTCGTTATTATGTTTCTGTGTCAATTGGGGAATAATACTTGCCGCTTGTGAATTGATGTTAAAACTTACATGATATAAAAATTTGACTTTTGGTGATAGTCTGTGGCTATCATCTACGTATAGTCTTGCACCATGTTGATAATCTGCAAGGTTACCTTTGGGGTTCAATGCCCCAGAAAATACATTATCTAAAAATCCGTTTAAGAAGCTCATGTAAATATTTATCCTATTATATTATGTGGGTATTTAATTAGGTCATAAAAAAAGGGCCCGTAGGCCCTTGATTTAATTTATAATGCTAAAGTTCTTATGTTGAACCACCGCCAGTAATTGCAGTATTAATAGTTCTGCCAACTGCTGTACCAATTCCTGTACCTTGTGGAGTTTGTATAGCGTTGTCATATCTAATTGCAAGTGTTACTGTAACAGGCTCTGAAGTTGCATAGTTCAATGTGTTGTAGTTTGCATTTTCTACATAGCAACCGTAAAGTTCATATGTTTCTAAAACAGAAGCCGCGTTCGCTCCATTGCCACCATCAAGTATTTCAATTCTAGTTACGAATTTGTAATCGCTACCAGAAGCCGCACTTGACTGTTCAAAGAAATCAAATTGTTTCTGTAATTGCTCACCAACAAATTTTTGTACATTGTTACTGACATCTTCACGTAAGTTAATAGTAATAGGTTCCCAAGTATGTTTTCCTGCAAGGTAAACTCTTGAGTTGTAAATATCAACTGTCATTTGATCAAATGTTACGTTTGGTCTAGTTACATCCACAACTTGTTTTGTAAGTTCTGTTGTTGGGCTTGATGTGCCAAAGTTTTCTAACGATACCCTAAAACGGTATTGTAGCTTAGGCATCAACAGTCCTTGGTTGGATGCACTCGCGTTACTGTCCAGTGGTACTGTTAATTTTGAAAGTGTTGAAATTGCCATCTATATGCTCCTATTACTTTTATTTATCCGTTTAGAGTCCTGCTATTTCACCAGTATTTTTAAGTCTTAATGGAATGTAAATAAATTCCACTGCTTTAACTGGTTCTATAGCAATATCCAAATATAGTTCATTTCTGTCTATTCTTGCTGGTGTATTATTTGACTCATCACAAACTACTAAGAAGTCATACAACGCTCTTTGTGAAACTAATTCAAGCATCAAGCTATCTGTTTGAGCTTTAATTTCATCACGTGTAATCTTATCGTTTGGTTCAAAGATATATGGTTTAGCAAGTTTTTTAAGTTGTGATCTTAGATACACAACTAAACGTGCAACATTGATTCTATCTAAAGCACTTGCGTTTGCGGCTCTAGTTTTTTGACCAAAGTTTACTAAACCTGCACCTGTTAAGAATGTTATTGGGTTTACATTAACTTGTTGCAATGTATCACGCTGTCCTTCATTCAATGCTATTGATTTAAATTCGCCTTCTGAATCAATAAATCCTGAAGCTGTAGCGTTTGTAATACCACCACGTCTTGTTCCTGCTGGTGCAAACCATGGAAACGAAACTTGATCACTTAATGCAATAGTTCTTAGTATTGCGTGACTTGGTGGAACAATAATGTTTTTACCTGCGTTATCACTTGTGAATAAACTTGGATAAAATACACCTAAATACTCACTGCTTGTTACAAGTCCGTTATCATTATCTTCTACTGCAAGATTAACGTTTTTACCCCAGTTGTTTAATGTAGTTGCATCTGAAGTTAATCTGAACGGTGAATCACCAACGATAAATGCTGTTAAGCCTCTATCATTGTTAAGTGAATTCATTTCACCTATTAATTCAGGATAACCAGGACATGCCATTAAGTTAAACAATCTTGATTCATCATCTCTAATGTCTTGGTTGCTGTTAACCATTGCCTGAAGAGCTTGTATAATAACTTTTCTCTGTGCTTTTCTACCAAATGAACCTGAACCATCTGTTTGGTTAGCTGACTCAGTTACCCATCTATGTGGATAGTAAGTTGCTTGGCTCTCACTCATTCTAACATTAGTGTCTGTAGTTACAACATGATTACGTACAAATTTCTTAACATTAAATCCACTTTTACGTAAGTTCCATAATAACATACCTTTTGGATATAATGCTGGATCTGGACAATCTGTATCTAAGTGATCACTTACTAGTAATTCTTTGATTGTTCCGGATGGTGCCGCTGTTGCAGTTCCACCACTTGTACCAAATCTTGCATCTGCGAATAAAATACCATCTTCAGTAGTTTGATCGCTTTCATCTAATGCAATCCATTTGCTTAAATCACTATTATATCTGTGTACTTGCGGATATGTTTCTAAATCTGCTGTACTGATCCATAAGTCACCTGTTACCAACGGAGTCGTATCTGACTGTTGTGTTGGCTCAGTTGCACTTACAATTGGTCCTTCTGGATCTGCTGTAGAGTATACATTTTGATAACCCTTCCATGTAGTTCCATTGTGTACCAAAATATCAACTTCGTCAACAAGTGAGCTGTACCATAATCTACCATTACTTGTTAAGGCAGTTGGTGCATTTGCGCCTGCTGTGTAAGTTAATATCTTCCAGTTTGAAGCATGGAAGTCAGATGCACTATCACCAGTTGGTGCTGTGTAAAGGTTTGCAGTACCTAACTTTGTAGTATAGTTGTATGCCGCAAAACCAATGTTTTGTAATGCACTTGATGTATCCTTAATTCTAATTTCTCCACCGTCATTGTGTGAAATAACAACTCTATTACTTGCGTCTACTGTAGCAACAATGTTTGTAAAACCTTTGGCATTAATTGCATCTGCAATTACATCTGCATCTGTTGTTGCACCAGTGGCTGTAAATGATACAGTCTGATGTGGGTTCATAGCCTCTTGTCCTACAATGCTTTCTGCCATTGTAAATGTTTTACCACCTGCCGCAATAGAACTTGCTGTTACAGCCGAAGATGTAATAGTTGTTGCACCTGTGGCATTTCTTGCAAACAATGTAAAGTCGCCTTCTTCATCGCCAGCTAAGGTAGTATGTGCTTGAATATAAACTTGACCTAATGTTAAGTTTACTCCGCCGCCTGCTTTATCTAGATTGTATAAAGCTGAGTTGTGTGTTTTATACAATGGAGCAGGTTGTGTAGCCCATAATTTTGTTGTACTGTTATATTTTTTAACACTATAATCTGCACCAAGATTTGCTTCTGTAGTCTTTAACCATACAGAGCCAGTTGGTCTTGATTTAGTGTCAGCTGTTTTAAATTCAGGAACCTGTGTATG